CATCAGACCTCATGTCAAAAAACTGGTTGGGACCGACGACCCTGAAAGCGCTTTCTCTGCACTTGAGGAGATGCATCAACGCTTCGAAGCCGAGTATCTGACGAAACTCTGCGAAGCGAGTGCCGACGACTTCTCGGCCTTTTGCGAGTTCATCAACCCCGAAGAACCGCCGGCCCGACACCACCTTTTTCTCTGCGACAAACTCATGGCGATGTCGCAAGGCGAGATCATCCGCCTGATGATTTCGGCCCCGCCGGGGTCGGCGAAAAGCACGTACAGCTCGCATCGATTTCCAGCGTGGTGGCTTGGGAAGAATCCAAGACGGAGATTCATCCAGGCCGGTCACACTCAAAAGTTCTGCGAAGACCAGCTGTCGAAACCCGTTCGCGAAGTCGTGCGATCGGAGAAGTTCAAACTGGTTTTCCCAGATGTAGCGATAACACGTGACAGTAACGCCGCCGGGTACTGGGCCCTCACCACCGGCGGCAGCTACACGACTAAAGGCGTCGGTCAGGGTATCGCCGGCTATCGCGCCCATTGCGCTGGCGTCGACGACCCCTTCGCCAGCCGCGCCGATGCAGAATCTGAGGTCGTTCGCAAAGCCGTCTGGGATTGGTTTTCTGCCGACTTCACAACGCGTTTGCTACCGCGACGGCCGATGTACATCGTCGCCACTCGTTGGCACGAAGACGACCTCTGCGGCCGTGTCGAGAAGATGAACAAGGAGGGCAAGGGCTACCCCTGGGAAATCATCAACTTGCCGGCCATCGCCGGCCCCAACGACCCTCTTGGCCGAGCAGAAGGCGAAGCACTCTGGCCGGAGCTGTTCGACCTGGAATATCTACTCGCCCTTAAGGCGACTCTGCCTCCACGCGACTGGAATTCACTATACCAAGGGTCCCCGACGAATGAAGGCGGGGGCATGGTTAAGGGCGACGTCGTCCGGTACGACGAGCTGCCGAAAAACGTAAAAGGCGAGCTACCGATCGTCCGCCGGCTGACGATTTCCGTGGACTCGGCGAACAAGGCCAAAGAAAGGCACGATTACACGGTCGTCACCGTCTGGATTGAGACCACCGACCGCCGGCATTACCTCGCCGACGTCAAACGGACGAAGGTCGAGTTCGACGACCTCATCTCCTTAATCGAGAACACGACGCGGTCCTGGCAAACCGAGTACCCCGGGGTCCCGTGCTCGATTCTCGTTGAAGATCGAGGCTCAGGGACCCAATACATTCAACAAAGGCGGGGTCTGGCGCCGGCGATCATCATCCCCATCGAGATCACCAACCTCAGCAAGGAATTTCGCTTCGACGGCGTCTCCCCGATGTTCGGCCTCGGCGAAGTCATCCTCCCCAATCGCGCCGTCTGGTTGGCCGACTACGAGAAGGAGGTCTTCGAGTACGCGGGCGAGGGCTCGACGTCCTACGACGACCAAGTCGACTCGACATCGCAGTATCTCGCCTGGGCCCGCCTGCGGCGAAGCGGCGGCACGAAGAAACTCACCGGAGCCGGTGCCGCCACCGGAAGGCCGGGGACCCAATCGGAATCCGAAGAGCCGGCCCGGGCGGCGCAGCTAGGGACGCCGGGCGAGGTCAACGAACTCGTCGCCGCCGCTCGGAGAGCCGCCGAACAGGCAAAAATCCACTAGAATCCCGCATTTTCTGACCTTTTTTCCTGTCCCCGCCTCACAAGCGGTTGATTTCGCACGTCTTTTTGCCCGGTCCTAAAACACGCATTTTCTGTCCCCCGGGGACCCTAAGCATTTTTGGACCGGCGGCCGGGACCCTAAGCGATTTTGGACTGGGGACCCTCGGGATTTTCGATCGGGGACCCTCGGATTCCTGGATAGGGCAGGGACCCTGACGTTTTTGAGCAGGGCCGTGTCTCAGCCGCCGTTACGCCGCCTGCGGCCGTTCCCCTGCCGCCTGAAAGCCGCCGGCAGCGGCTGGCCGTCCGCATGCAACGCCGCCAAGGCCTGGACGAGCACGACCACGTGCTGGGGGATAGGTAGCTCGGCGTTAAGGTAGCGCTGGACCGTGGAGAAGTGCAGACCCGTGCCCCGGGCGAAGATCGATTGCCACCCGTGGGCGCCGAAGATCGCGGCCAGGGTCGATCGGAATTCCTCGGGCGTCATCTTGTTGGCGGATAGCGGCATAGACAACACCATAGCCGCCGATGACGTCGCGGCGGCGACTCCAGTCTCCACATGAACGACGCCCGGAGCCAGGGGGTTGCGCCTGCGGGCCTCTAGATACGTCTTTAGATCGGTGACGTTGGTGGATGTTACAACCTCTGGAGGCATTCGAGTATCCGCAAGCACTGATCTCGCGATCGCGGCCCAAACCCACGCTTCCACATTAGAGTTCCCTACGCCACTGCCGGCCGATGAAATTGCGAAGCCGGCACTACGCCGGGCAGGCGCCGGCACTACGCCGCCGCCGGCCGTCGAGGAGTCATGACACGAGCGCGTTTTGGCGAGTCATGACACGAGCGCGTTTTGGCGAGTCATGACACGAGCGCGTTTTGGCGAGTCATGACACGAGCGCGTTTTTGCGCTCTCATGACACGAGCCCGTTTTGGGACATTAACCGCGTCCAGTAGGGTTAATGGCCGCCGCGGTCTCGGTAAGGTTAACGCGGTCCCGATCGGCGTTAAGGTTAAAAAGTAAGGTTCAGGCGTTAAGGTTAAAAAGTAAGGTTCAGGCGTTAAGGTTGAAAGTTAAGGTTAACGCAGTAAGGTTGAAAGTTAAGGTTAACCCGGCTCCAGGTTGTCGTTAAGGTTAACCGGCCACGAGTGGCCTATTAAGCTTGAAAGTTAAGGTTAACCGGCCACGGGTGGCCTATTAACGTTAACGCGAATACTGCCGGCGTTAACCCTAACGCCAGGGGGCTCGGCGTTAACCCTAACGCGGCGCCGCGCCGCCGTTAACCCTACCCAACACCGGCGGCCCCGTTAACCATGAAGCGGCGGATAGCCTTTCAGCTGGCGCGTGGCGTGCGGTCGAGGAGTCGCGGATATGTGTCAGCCATAGAGATGCTCGTTAACCATCTCGCCATAACGACCGCGCCAATGGTTCGCCGCGTGTATGGCGTCAAACGCCGCTGCACGATCCTGGGCGGACATCTCCCGCTCTAGGTAGCGTGCAGCCTTGTCTGCCGACTCTGCGCTCTGGGCGCGATAGAAGGGGAGCCGGACTCCCGACTCCGCCTTCAGGAACACGGTCGAGAATTCCGCTTCAAACTTCATGCGGCTTGCCTTTCCTGAAGCTCCTCGGCGCCTTCTAGGAATTCCAGAAACGGGAATCCATCCGAAGAGTCGGCGATTGTCTCACCTGGACTGTTGCCATAAACGATTAGAACCGAACCAACGACTCGGCCCAATTCATCGCGAAAGCGTAGGACATCCGAGTCCGTTGACGCGCACGCGTTGACAATGGCGTCAACGTCGGCGCCGCATTTAAGCGCCCACGCTTCCCCATCAAAAACAGAAACGCTCCAGCCGCGCGCTACCGCGTCCGAAGCGAGTTTGCGGATGATTGCGCGTTCGTGCGCTTCCATTAGTGAATCTCCCTGAAGTCTCTCGCGGCATAATACAGGACTCCGGGCGCCCGGCGCCCGAATTCGAGTAACTGGCGAGCTTTGGCTTCCTTTTCTCGCTTGATCGCGATTGCGGCAAACGCGAGGCCTGCGGCAAAGCCTTCCTTAGCTTGTGCGTTCATGGCTGATTCTCCCGTTGCCATGGCCTAGGTGTAAGCGAGACTGACGCCAAAAGCAAGCGAAAACGACGTTAAGCGCGCGTTAGTGACGATTCCGCTTGTCAGTCAGAATTGCTTGTGTTACGCATACTGACACAACGGGAGCAAATGCGATGCTAAGACTCGCACAAATCATTTTGCCAAAGGCCGATAACGAAGGCCGCGACCTCGGCGCCGTGCATTACTCTTTGCGCCGCGCCATTGCCTCGGAATTTGGAGGCTTCACGGCGCTGGACTCGTTTGGTGGCTGGATCGATGACTCCGGCAAGCTTTACGAAGAGTCCGGCGTTACGTATCAAATCGCTTGCGAGGACTCGGAGTCGTCGCGCCTGAAATTGCGCGACATCGCTATCATTCACGGTCGCGCTGCGGCGCAGCTGGCGGTTTTTGTCAGCTATCCGAACGGCGCCGCTGAAATAATCGATATTTCGCATTTTCTCGGCGACGCGGGAATCGTTGGGGGCGCCCCATGAAGCGCTACCTAGGCCAAGTCTTCGAATGCGCCAACGGAGTCAAACGCGAGTTTGGCGTCTGGTATAATTTCGGCGGCAATGTGAGCGTCAAGCGCATATCGCCGAACGGCTACCGCATGCGAAACGACGACTCCGGTGAGATTATCATTCCAGCCGGACCCGCGTCACGCGATAGCTTGCGCTATGCGATCTACAACGGCGAATGCCCTCGATGCTACGCCCATTTTTGCTTTGGCGATGAATTCAAAGAGGCCGCATAATGTCCCGCTACCTCGTGCAATGGGAAATTGACTCGGACGCGGAGTCGCCGATTGAGGCCGCACGCGAAGCATGGGCGGCAATGCGCCGTCACGACTCAATCGCGAATTACTTCACTGTCAAAGACACTAGGACAGGGGAAGCAATCGGAGTCGATTTGCTGGAGGAAAATGCGAAGTTACAGGAAGCGCGCCAGCGTTCGGCCGCTGAAGGGGAGGCGAGCTAATGCCGCGTCCTAGCTTCGAAGCGTGCGGCCTAGATGGCGGCTTCTATGGCGTGCGGCGCACGCGTGACGGCGCTGTTCTGCACTACAGCGACAAGCACCAGCCCGCTCGTTATAGCTTCCTAGGCGATGCGGAGAAATTCGCTAAGCGCTTGTGTGAAGACGCCGCGCATTTAGGCCTGCACTGGCGGCAATGCGCGCTTGCGCGAGACCTAGGAGTCTAACACATGGCCAAGGTTCACGTGATATTCGCCTGCGAAAACTGCGACGCGGAAGGCGATGGATTCCGCGACGAGTCAGACATGGGCGCGGAGGAATGTTGGCAATGCGGAGAGGACTCTTACTTCCCGACTCCGCCACTGGAGCCGCTACCAGACAACGGCTAGGCCTATCTCCCGTATGGCCTGCCCCCGGCGCCCCGCGTAATTTTCACTTGCGCGGGGCGCCTCTTTGTGCTACGCATATTTGACAACGGGAGCTAGAGCAATGCCGACTTACGAAACACAATCCGAACGCGAGGCCGATGCGCGCGGCTACGTTGACGCTCTAAACGATTGCGTCACTTGGAAGTCCTGCCCTTACTCGGAAGGCACGCCGGAGCATCGCGCATACTGGACTGCGGTTCAGCTGTACCGGATGGACGTCTAAAGGCGAGAGAGGCCGGTGGTTAACGCCGGCCCCGATCGCGTTCATGATTAACGCCGGGCCCCGTTTCCATTAAGGTTAACGCCGGGCCCCCTCTGCGTTAAGGTTAACGCCAGCCCGATCCGCGTTAAGGTTAACTCTGACACCGCGCCGCGTTAACGTTAACGCCGATCGCCCCTGGCGTTAACCTTAACCCAACACGCCCGCCCCGTTAACCTTAACCGAACCGCCGGCGCCGTTAACCTTAACCGAACCGCCGGCGCCGTTAACCACGCCGCCTTTCGACGACGTGGTCAATGGGCGTTAACCAAGGATGTCTTCGAGCGCGTCGTATGCGTCGCGGAGCGCTTCATAGCTGACGCGATGCCGCGCCGCGATGTCATTGGCTACGTCCGGGAATTCGGCGCCGCCTTTGATCGCTTCGATCAATTCAGCCAGCGCCTTGTCAGTGCGTTTCATATCCGACTCCCGTTGTCAGTGCGCCTAACCTAGCACGCCTAGGCGACAATGCAAGCGAAAATTGCGTGGCGTCTGGTAAACTCACGTTAGTGTCGAATCTAGCTTGCGGCGCGCAATTTCCGCTTGCCAAACGCGTAAGCCTGCGTTACGTTACAGACACAACGGGAGAACGAAAATGTTCAAAGGCAAAATCACTGACCTGATCCGCAGCAAGCCGGAAGGCCGCGAAGACTGGGAAGGCCGCAACGTGCGCCCGCAGCCGGCGCCGGTGGCGGATTATCGCCAAGGCAAGCATGTGGTCGCGGATATGCGCGCCAAGCTCGCGAAGGGAGCCCGCTAATGCGCGACTCTCAATTCTACTTCGAACAAGCCGATCAAAGTATCAGGCTGGCGCAAACGTCGCCCAATCGCAAGCTCAAGCGCATGTGGTTGGAACAAGCCTCAACGGAGCTAGAGCGCGCCTTTGAAGCGCGGCAACGGGAGCAGGCGCATGCTTACGCCGGATGACGCGATTCTAATCGCGGATGCGCTGGCGATTATTTCGCCAGATAACGAAGGCGCTGCGGAACGCGCGGCGAGGCTTTCCGAATATTTCCGCGACATCGCGGAAACAGGTCAACGATTCAAAGTGAAATTGGAACGGGAGTAGACTCAATGCAGCTGATTATTTCCGCGCACGCGTGCGAATTCGAACGCTCAAGCGATTGCCGCGTTATGACGTACAGGCCGCTTGATCCGCCGCTTTATCGTGCCGCGTTCGAAGCCCGCAACCTTGCGGAATTGCACGCGGAGTTAGACCGCGTGCAAGGCCTACTGATTGCGGCGAATCCCGCTCAATCGTTCTTTGTCTGTGAATTCCGCGCACGCGGCGACAGGAGTCGAGCCTTCAGTGGATACAACAAGAATCAGCGGTATCTTAAACGCGAGTACGACGCCAACGCGCGCGAAAGCGAGGCCGCGTAATGTCGCGCTCCGTAGGATGGGACTCCGACTCCGTGGCAATCGCTTATTTTGACGTAAGCGACGAAGACTCGGACACCTGGGGAGATTTGATATTCCATTTGCAGCTGCGGCTTGCCAAGCGTTGGCCTAGCTTTGCGAAGGCGCGGCGCTGGATCGATAGAGAAGGCCGCGTTATTGCAGAGAATCGCCACGCGAGAGTCACGTTATACGAATATTGCGGACTCGCGGCGCTTTGCCTTGCACCTGATAACGACTCGAACATCGCCGGTGCCTGGACTCGGCAGATTGCGGGAGCCTTCGAATCCGAATTCGGAGAATTCCGCAAAGTCGGAACGTTTTCCAATGGCGAGTCTATCTATGTGCGGAAGGAGTCGAGCGATGCGGCTTAGTCTCTATATCATAGGACTCGGCGCCGCCGTTGGGCTTTGGGCAAGTGTGTGGAGCCTAGGCAACGCTCCTGCGTTTGACCTAGTGAGCTATTACACCAACGCGGGAGCAATCGAAAGTGAGACGCTGGACTCCGGATTGACGGCGGGAGATTGCGCCTTTGCCCTTGACTCGGCGCCGCCACGTCCTCTGCATTCCCCTGAAATCCTGTTGACGTGCGAACGACGCTAAGTCACGGCGCCCGACTCCCGTTGTAACTTCGGGCGCCACCTGGAGAGTCAGCGCAAGGTAAACTTGCGTTGACTCTCTTTTCCTACGCGCTTGCGTGTTTTTCGCTTGCCAAGCGCGCAAGTCTGGCTTACGTTAGAGACACAACGGGAGCAGACAATGGCTAAGCAAGTCAACGGATACGAAATTCAAAAGGCCTTGGACTCGGCGCATACGCGCGGCGCCCTCGGCACGAAAGCCCATTATCAAATCAAAGCCGCGATCCGCTCCGCGCAAATGCGCGGGCGCCCCGTGCGCAACGTCGCGGATTTGGAGCGGGCGCTCCGCGAGTACGCAGGACCGCGTGGCGTCTATTATGCGTAAGGCCGCACGCCTCGACTGGGAAGCCCTAGCGGGCTTCCTGATGCGCTACGCGGCGCCGATCGCAGCCATTGCGCTATTGGCGTCGATTGTCTGGCCGTTGCTGGCGGAGTCCAGCGGCGCTCTTTCCGCTATCACGGGAGCCCTTAAATGAGCAGGCAACGCATGGAAGAAATAGGCGAGACTTTCGTCTTGGCGTGCGTCATCCTTTGCGGCTTGCTTTGGTTGCTGGCGCTCGCAGCTGCGAGGCAATTCCGTTAATACCCAACACAGTTAAGAGGCATGGTTAACGGCACGGCCGCTGCTGGTAAGGTTAACGGCGGGCCCGTGTCTGGTAAGGTTAACGCCGAGGCGATCGCCGTTAACGTTAATCCCGGACCCAACACAGTTAACCTTAACAACTCTGGCGCCGGCGTTAACCCTACCTGCGACGCCGCGTCAGTTAACCTTAACACCAACGCCTCCGGCGTTAACCTTAACAACGCGGGCGCCGGCGTTAACCCTAACCCCGGCCCCGGCGTCGTTAACCCTACCTACAACGCCCCGGGGCGTTAACCATGCCACTTAACTTAAGCCCGTTAACGCTCTTTGTCGCAATTTCTGCTTGACACCGTAAGGCACACTTGCTACACGTAAGAGGCAACGGAGTTCTAGGGCAATTTCCGCTTATGGGCAAGACCTATCGCCGCGATGAATTCGAAGGGCGGCGCTCCGGCGCCGCCTGCGATGCCGCTGATAAGCGCCAGCGCTTCGAAGGCCGCAAGGCCGCACGTGACGCCAAGCGTTGGGCGCAGGACCTACCGCAGCACGCGCGCGATTACACGGCTGGACGCGGCGAAAGAGGGCGCCGCTAATGGCCTATAGCTATTTCAACGAACATTGCGCCGCGATCAATGCCGCGTGCGAGCACGACTCCGGCGCCGTGTTTGGCGCCGGTATGCTGACGTTGCTATCGATTCGCCAGCCTTTCCATTTGATGCCGCAACAAATGCGCAGCGTCGCGCTTATGGGCGCTCGGTCTCAGTACCTCTTCGGATGGAAGCGCGAGGGATTCGACTATCTCGCCGCAAACGCGGAAGAGATTCGCCAGCGCGCAAATGAAGCCCGCTTAGATAGCTCGACGGAAGCCCTCGACTCTCTCATCCTCGACTTGATGCAGGTTCCTGGATTCCAGATTGTGAAGGCTTCATTTTTCGCCCAACTGCTTATTGGGCGCGGCGCCTGCTTGGATGGAAACAACCTCGCGCGCTTAGGCCTCGACGCTAGAGCCTTCCGCACGCCAAAGACGCTAACACGCGAAACACTGCTTCGGAAGATTCAGGCCTATAATGCTACTTGGCGCCCGCACGGAGACTCTGCCTTTTGGTGGAATTCGTGGTGCGACTATGTAGCGGCGAAGTACCCTAGCAAGTTTGGCGATGGGCGCGCGGTATCAGCGCTGCACCTGATAGCCTTGGAGCTTCACAATCTCAGAAGGGAGGTGTCCAACGGATAAACTAATCAGCCTAGCCATTGCCTGCGCTCTATTGTTCATGCTTTGGAGCGTATGACGCAAGGGGAGTGGCAGGCCCTAGCCACTCCCCAAGGCTTCGAGCTTCGAGTCGAAAGAGTCAATGAGAGATTAAGCGCCAAGGGACCCAGGCCGGTGTACCACTACGGGGCGCCTCGCGGCCCCTGTTACCGGCTCGGGGTAATACCAAATCTCGATACCGTTCATCCAATCTGTTGAAAATACCGAATTCACTGAAAATCGCACATCAGCGGGGAGGGACCCAAGGGGAGTACGCCTCGAAGAAGCAACCGATTTCGGCTGTCCGCCGGCAGACAAATATTTTTGCATTCGGCTTTCAACATCGGAGACTCCGCACGGTACAATATCAGTAGGAGATCGAGATGACGAATGAAGAAGCACGTAAACGCGCACGAGCTGCAATCGACCGCGCATACGACGAGAGTAACGCCTTCGAGAGTGGAGGCTTAGCGTCGCACGAGATCATGGACTGGCTGTATGCGGCGATCGACAAAGAATTTCGACGCGGCCACAGGGACCCAACCCGGAGTACCGGCTGATATGCTGGGGCATATCAACGGCCGGTTTTGATATACAACTCTATATCAGCCGCTTTAACTCGTAGCGGCCGGCGGACATCAGCTCCCAGGCATGGGTGTCGAAGTCGATGCGGTCTTGAATGCGAAGCGCGATCTCGATCTTCGCCAAGGCCCCGCGTGGAGTAGTGGCCGGAGTTCTCACGATCGCGCGAGCATGTCGATCGAGCACGCGATCTAGGCGTTTGATCTCGCGCATCAACGCCTTCATCTGACGGACCTCAGGCCAGCGCTTCTTCTCGGCGACTTCGTGCGTCAACCCCTCAGCTCGAAACCGATCGAAGAACTTCACCTCAGCCCGCGACCATCGGCGGCCGAGTTTGTCCTGCTCATCCTTTGTCGTGATCCAGGCCCGAATATGATCGAAGACGGGATCGTCGGGGACCGCCGCCGCAGCGGACCCAACACCCAACACAGGTGCTGCGCCCGCGCCAATGAGCCCCAGCAAAAATCGTCGTGACAGCTGCATGCCAGCGAGAATGTCAAATGCGCCTCCGGCGAGAAAGGAGGCGCACCTGACGCGGGAGCGACGCCGGAGCCGTATCTCAGTTGCAGAAAGTGTCATTTTCCGTTACCTTCGGCGAATGAACCGGGATTGGGTCAGTTTTCGAAACTGCCCCGTATACGGTACAGTTCGAACCCAACTCGATGGTTCGAACTCTGGCAGACGGCTGGTTTCGAACCCTTGACTTCGAACCCCGACTGGTGTAAGCCAGACTGACAATCTGATAAGCGCGACTGCCAAGGCCCCATCCCCTCTGAACCTGGGACCCAACGCGCTTGGTCGCCAACGCCACAGTCACGCCAGAAGCGATTGCGACCGTAGTCCAAGGTCCCGGTGACCTCGGTGACAAGATTCGCGCCCTGAAGGCCCTGGGTCTCAGCCACAAAGCCATTGCCCGGGAACTAAGCTGTAGCCTCTCGACCGCGAGTTACCACCTGAATCCCGGGTCCCGGGAACGCACTCGGGAGCGGGTCGCTAGGTCCAAAGCCACGATCAGGGGCAAGGTCGGGAAGAAACTCTCGACCTTCAAAGCCGCAGAGACCCGGCATAAGAACCACCCCGGCCGCCTGCCTATTACCGCGACGACAGCGGCCGGGCGCCGCGACCCCGTCAGGCGATCGGTGCAGATGCGACTGACCCCGGGGTCCCGGGCGAAAAAACGCGGTCACACCCCCATCGAGGCCACGCTCGACGACGTCATGGCGATGATCACCGGCGACAGCCGGTGTTACCTCACCGGCGACGAAATCAACCTCCTGACCGATACCTGGAGCCTAGACCACAAACACCCTAGGAGCAGGGGCGGACGCCCGACTTTAGACAACGTCGGCCTGACGACGGGGGTAGCCAATGCCGCCAAGGGCGACATGACCGTGCCTGAGTTTCATCAGCTCTGCATCAAGGTCTTACGCCACGCCGGCTACGAGGTCCGCGCCCCCGAAGCCATTCGTCGTCTTGACAAAAGTAAGTGTGACTGACATCATTAAGTCTAATTGACGTCCTCGTCATCTGGAGCCACCGTGGCTAAAAACCCCCGCAGCAATCGCGCCCTCGCGGCCCTGACCCTGGGGCCGGAATTCGCACACCCGGACTACGCCTACTGGGCGCCGGAGTGGTCGATGCTCCGCGACACCTTCCTCGGCGAAGTCGAGGTCAAGCGCAAAGGCGAAATCTATCTCCCCCGCCTCGAAAACCAGGACCCCAGCGAATACCAAGCGTATCTAGACCGCGCGGTTTTTTACAACATGGTCTCGCGGACGGTGTCGGGGATGATCGGGACCTTGTTCCGGCGCCCGGCGAAGTTCACCGGCATCCCCAAGAGACTTGAGAACGACCTCAAGAGAATCGGCAAAGCCAACGAGCCCCTGGAACTCATCGTCAAACTCGTGGCCCAAGAAGTCCTCCACATTGGCCGCGTCGGCGTCCTCCTGGACATGGACGAGAACGGCACCCAGTCCCCTTACTTCGCCACCTACATCGCCGAGAACATCGTCGACTGGGAGACCTCGGACATCGACGGTCGGACGGTCCTGACGAAAGTCGTTCTCCGGGAAATCAAGATCAGCCGCAGCGGCGACGGACAAGCGCGTCAGTATTTCACGAGTTACCGCGTGTGCAAACTCACGCCCTCGTTGGAGACGCCCACGGGTTTCGCTTATGTCCAAGATGTCTACGAGAGCGAAAACGCGGACGCGACGATCTCTGGAGAGCCCACGAGATCGACGACGCCTCGCAATCGCGGGGTCCCGTTCTCCTACATCCCCTTCGTCTTCTTCGGTCCCTGGACCAACGCCCCGGATGTCGAGAAGTCGCCGGTCTACGACATCGCGACCCTGAACTTGAGCCACTACAAGTCGTATGCTCACTTGGAACACGGGCGCTTCTTCGTCGGGCTGCCGGTGTACTACGTCAACGTCAATGGGGCCAGCGACAAGGCCGAATACCATTTGGGGCCATCTACTGTCTGGGAAATCCAAGCCGGGGAGAAGGCCGGGCTCTTGGAGTTCAACGGCCACGGTCTCAAGTTTCTTGAGTCCGCCCTCGATCAAAAAGAACAGCAGGTGTCGTCACTCGGCGGCAGGCTCTTGGGTTTCCGTGCCGGCTCTACTGCGGAATCAGACAACGTCGCCAAGACCAAAGAACGCAACGAACAATCGACGTTGTTGAACGTGAGTTCGACATTGGACACGGGATTCACGCAACTACTTCAATGGTGGATGCTGTGGCAAGACGTGCCGGCGGCTGAAGCCGAGAAGGCCCACGTCGAATCCAACAAAGACTTCCTCTTCGACAACATCTCTGCTCGTGAGTTCCGAGCCGTCCACTCGATGTACAAAGACGGCGTCATTCCCATCGACGTCGTGCATGATTACCTGCGTCGAGCCGAAGTCATTCCCGATTGGCTTAGCCTCGACGAACTAAAGACACTTCTTGAAAGCGAGAACTCGTTCCCGATGCAACCCGACGCCGGCGCCCGGAAGCGCGGCTACCCGAACCGCCAGTCGGAGATCGACGACGAGAACGAAGACCGAGATCGCGAACACGAAGGCGAACTCCAGGATTCCGAACTCGATCACGAGAACGAAATCGACGAACGCCGGCAACGCGAAGCCCGTCTCCGTCCTCCGGCCGAGGCCTCCACTCTTCGGGCGGCGCAGCAACAACGCGGCGCCCCGCCACGGCGTTCAGGCGGCAGCAGCAGCTAATGATCTGGGTCTTAGTCGTCGTCATCCATCTGAACCTCTTCGGAGCTGGGACAACGACAACGATTCCAGTCGGCGAGTTCGCGACACTTTCCGAGTGCATGAGCGCCGCCAAGACCCTGGCCGATCTCCGGTCGGGACCCGGGGTCAATCCCCCGGACTCCTTCGCCGCCATCTGCCAACGGGAACGAGAAGCGTAATTTCAGTTGACAAGGCCGGGATTCTGTGTAAGTCTCTCTGACATTGAGCTACCGTGAACGGGGGCGGCGTGACGAACGCGTAAGACCCTCTCCGTAGACACCGAGGGAGGCGATGATGAATTCGCCGGGTAATGCCGGCCTTTAGGTGGGTGGTCCGATGGGGGCGAGATCATCGGCTAAGTCGCGGATAAACGCCCTTCGCGAACCATAGGTCGGCCTTCCCCCACCAAGGAGCCGGTGGGGGGTCCTGACCGGGGGGATCACTGCGGTGGCGTAAGTGGCCGCACGTGGGGTGACCCGGATGAATTCACCGAGGTAGTCCCGTAGGGGGCGGGGGCGCGCTGTAAACGCGTTGCTCTTCGGAGTCCCGAAGGTTCGACTCCTTCTCTCAGCACCAGAGTGGGTTCGGGGGCAGGATGCCGTCCTCCGTCGAAGACATGCAGGCGAATTAGACACTGCTGCATTGACCCATACGTTAGTCCCGGGGCGCGCTGACATCCGGCCGTCAGCTTAAATCAGCGCCGCAGCTGACCTCCCCGGGCAGCATTTCGCGGCGGTCGTCTAGACTAGGACGCCCTCTACGCCAGAGGGATACGCGGGACGCACCCGCCTGCTGCGGTTTACGACTCCTCGCATGAGGCCGGCAAGTCGCCGATCACCGAAGCGAGAATGGAAATGTACCGCTGTGCCGTCAGCGCGATGCCTCGGGTGACCTCGGGATTTGCTGTTGACGGAAACCGAGATTTTCCCTGCGGGACCGGTCGGCGGTCGAGGGCCGGGTCGCAGCGTCTCCCCGCTCCGGGCGGAGCCTGACCAAAGTCCGCGAGTGCGTGTGAGGGAGAGAGCTGGAGCCGACCAGCAGGCAAGCGGTTGAGACCCGCATCGGCGATTTTCTTTAGAGGGACTTCAAACACCCGATGGCGCAGCGTCCGTTCAAGGTCTACGAGGGCGGGAAAGCCGCGACCAAAAAGACCGCAACGAGAAAGAAAAAGCGGACTCGCAACGAGGCCATCGACGGCAACGATCCTCGTCGCAACGTCGAAGGCCGCGTCTTCGAGATCGTGAGTTCTTTGGCCGAAGGCGAAGACGCTCACTGCACCCGCGTCCGCGTTCGCCTTCTCCGCAAAGGCGGCATCGGCAACAACCTCTATGATTTTGGCAACACCGAATATCTCGCGGGCATGATCTCAGAGATGCTCGGTCCCAAGAAGTGGACGCCGTATGGCTACGGCCTTTTTCCCACCGACTGCATTGGCTTCATCCGCGAAGTCGTAGAACCCGAGCCCGTCGACAAAAAGGAATGACGATGACGTGCTGGTTGATTGAACACCGTGTCCGCTTGGCCGGCGTCCTGTATTTCTACGAGCACAAGATCGGCCTCTTCAGCCATTACGGCTGGACCTCAATCGCGCAGGCGGCGAAGAGGTTCAAGACCAAAGAAGATGCGATCGCCTATGCGGACAAGAAGTTCGTGTCCGGCAGCACCGGCGTCAAGATCGTTGAGCACACGTTCGGATGAAACGGTTCACGTGGCCGCGTCGCGGCATCGGCTATTGGCTCTACTGGAATTGGAACGGCCGAGAGTGTGTGTTCTGGGCGACGTGGCGTCATTGGAGCCTAGCCTTTCCCCGCCGCCATCTAAAGGAGTCCTTCTGGTGTCTGGGCCCGTTCCGCGTGCGAGTTAGGCACTGAGTTTTCTAGGCAGAAAGACGCACAAAAAGTATGACTTCGAGCGCGAGTAGCTCAGTGGCAGAGCCCTGCACCGATAATGCAGTGGTCGGTAGTTCGAATCTATCCTTGCGCACCAACCCTTTCGACGACGAATAGCAAATGAGCGACCTCACAATCAAACACAGCCGCGCCCGTCCTGGACGCTTCCGCGTTCTCCGACGTCTTGATAACGGCAGAACCTGTCCTCAGGGCATTGTCGACATCGTCGAAGCCCGGAGGCTCATCTCCGAGGGCGCGATCGACGCCGCCGGCATCGCCGCCGTTGTCGCCGCCGCCGGGACCCCCGAGGCCCCCAGAGTCCACAGCCTCAAAGGTAATGCCGCGATAAAAATCGGTGATCTCCTGGCCCCTCGACGCAAGAGGGGTTGACAGCAGACGTAAGTCGTGCTTACACTACGGGACCTTGCGACGTTGTCGCTTGGTGCTTTGTGTCTGGACGCGGGGGCGGCACCCGCCGCCTCCACCACATACTCATCGGCCGGCCCAATCGTGACCTAGGCGACTAGGGGGCCGCCAGGGGCCTCACGACCCCGGGCCCGTGGAGGGTGTTCGGTGGGTAGGTGATGGAGGCGTAATTCGATCCGATCACATGCCCATCGCCGGCAGGTGCTACCCTGCTGTGGCCGTAGCGGGCCCGATTGTATCGGGCGGTGGGTAGGTGATGGGGGCGAAGTAGGTATCGACAGGCCCGGAGCGGTGACGTTCAACTGCGAACGACAACCAAGAGTTTGCTCGCGCGGCTTAACGCGGAGCGGGGCCAGGGGTCGGGCCCGGCAACAGAAGCGGCTCCACTAATTTCTTTCGAGGGCTCTGCGGCTCTCGTTAGCTAGGCCCCAGGCCCCTCTTTGTCAGAGGGATGTGCCACGCCGGTGAACGGCCGGGCCTGCAAGTTCAACACGGCCGGCGCCTCTGCAAGAGTACGCGTCGGCTTTCGGATTTGGAGTTTGAGAGTGACGCATCCCGCCTTTCGATGGCAGGTGAACCACTAACTCGGTCGGCCGGCATGCCGATCAGAGATTGGTCGGGCTCGGCTGGTGTTAGGCGTCGGTCTCCAAAACCGTTCTAGTAGGGTTCGATTCCCTAGACCTTTGCCAATTCGGGGCGAACGTGCCGCCCAAAATCCACGTCGCCGTTGTTCCGAGGCGTTATTCGGAGCGTCAATTTCTGCGGGATAGAGCAGTCCGGTTAGCTCGCCACGCTCATAACGTGGAGGTCGCTGAGTTCAAATCCAGCTCCCGCATCCACGCTTCCTACCCAGGGCCGGAGTAGCCCAACGGTAGAGGCAGCGGTTTCAGAAACCGTTCAGTGTCCGTTCGAATCGGACTTCCGGCACCAGGATATACGACGATGGAATTCGTCTCTCTGCTGCTAGTGCTGTTGCTTATCACCGCCGCGTCGATGCTCGACGGCGGCACAGTTTTTCGCGCCGGCCGCAACGGCTGGGGCTTCGGCAAATCCCAAAGCGTTCGTGCGCATGCTCGACCGCGACCCGCGCTCTAAGCGCGTGGTCGAAGGCAGGGCGTAGCGTAATTTGGTAGCGCACCTGATTTGGATTCAGGGGGTTGCACGTTCGAGTCGTGCCGCCCTGACCATCTTCTACGCAGGAGGCCGCCGTGGCCAAGCCCGGCATCATCCGCGAGACCATTATCTCGATCGACGAGGACCATGAGCCCGGGATGTTCGGCTACATGCCCTCGGCCGCGATCAAGGTCCAGCGGCTGAGGGCGCGGCGGCGCCGCGTGATCCCGCTCCTCGGTGACGATTATTGGGTTTCCGAGATCGTCGAGGAAGACGAGATCATCAGGGTCTTTGGGACAAAAGACATCGACGAGTGGAAGGCAAAACTAGCGGCCCAGAACCAGCCGCCCCCATGTCCCCACTGCGGACAACCCCTTCCCAAAAAGAAATCGTGAGCCACGAGCCGTTAGCTATATTGACTTGCGGCGTAAGTTTGGTTAACTCTCGTCAGTATCCCTCACACGGGAATCAACGCCGTGCGGTGTGCCGCCGGCACCCCCGGGACCTCGGTCCCGGGATCAAAGTCCTCCCCGAGGGTCGGGGAGGCGACGGCAGCGGGGCTGCGGTCCAACAAAACCTCGGGGAGGTTAAAGTGCCTGATATTG